AATAATAGAATTTATGTGTTATTTATGTTTCAATAAAAATAATAATTTGAATTGATAATAACGTGTTTAATAATAGAATTTATGTGTTATTTATGTTTTTTATTAAAAATAATAATTTGAATTGATAATAACGTGTTTAATAATAGAATTTATGTGTTATTTATGTTTTTTATTAAAAATAATATTTACATTTGATATGTTATTTGTTATAATAAATGCATGTAAAATAAAAAGGTAAAAGGTATGAACTCTAACAAAACTGTACAGACATTTCTTCAAGAAATTAATGTTGAAAATGGTAATAAATACAAGACTAACGTGTTGAAGAAATACACCGATAATGAATTAATTCATCGTTTATTACAAATGACTTATGATCGTGTTAAGTATAATTATGGTGTTGGATTGATATCTATTCAGAAGTTAACAAGTAATCATTTAAATGAGTCAAAGATGGAATTATCTAATGTGTTAGATATTCTTGAAAATGAATTTGCTACACGTAAAGTTACAGGTAATAAAGCGCTCGCACGCTTACAAAATATATATAATTCATTAAATGGTGCTGATAAAAGTATCTTATCTCGTATTATTGATCGTGATCTTAAAATCGGTCTTGGTAAAACATCTATTAATAAAGTATTCAAGCAACTAATTACTAAACCTGTTTATATGCGTTGTGATACTTATTCAAGTAAAACAGCTAAAAACATTAATTTTCCTGCTATAGTTCAACTTAAAGCAGATGGTACATATCGAGAATTTCATGTTCTTGAAGCTGACGTAACAGACGCAAAAAACGTAACATGTCAATCGCGTTCTGGCGAATCATATACATATAGTACATTTTTCGATTATATGTCAAATATGGAAGAAGGTCATTACTTCGGTGAATTAACAGTAAAATGTTCAGATTATATCATTGAAGTTATTGAAGATAAAATGAAAAAGTCTATTAAGAAATGTGATTGTACTAAAATATATACTGATATTATTGAAGAATATAAAATTCATTCTGATAATAATAAAGAATACATTTTACCAAGAGCAATTGGTAATGGATTAATAAATTCATCAGATGTACCTGAAGAAGATCTTATTATTGATTTATGGGATTATGTTACAAATGACGAATATGCTATTGCAGCTAAGAAAGATAAAAAGAACCAATGTACTACACCTTATGAACAACGATTTACTAAGTTATTGTCTATTATTGATGATTGTGAAAACGATAATATTAGAACTATCGAGTATCGTTATGTAAGTTCATTAGGTGATGCATTAAATGATACATCTGCATGGATGAAAGAAGGATTTGAAGGTTCTATTCTTAAAGATTTAAATGGTGTATTTAAAGATGGAACTCCTAATTATCAATTAAAGATAAAGTTGAAAATTTCTGCTGAAATGCGATGCACTGGATACAAAAACGGTACACCCGGCACAAAATGGGAAGGTAAAATCGCTACATTATTATTTGAAAATGATGAAGGCACTATTAAAGGTAGTTGTTATTCTGGTCTTTCAGATGAACGTTTAACAAAAATTAATGATAATCCTGAAAAGTTTCTGAACACTGTATTTGAAATCGAATTTAATGATGTAACTAAAGCCGAAGGTAATAATTTCCACGCATTCTCTCATTCGCGTTTCATTGAATGGCGTGATGATAAAGATGAAACTGATACACTTGAAAAGGTATTCAAATTAAAACAAATGGCTTTTGAATTATCATAATTTATTTTATAAAAAACATAAAATAATTGTTTACATATTAGATTTTATTAGTTATAATAAATTTAACAAATAAAGGAACTCACCAATGAAATATCTACAACAATTCGTAACAGAATTTGAATACCTAATGATTGACATGAAAAGTACAAATCATGCAATATTTTTCGATCAAGTTAATACACATCATGTAGAAGATTCTATTTGGGCACATACATGCATGGTTTTTCAACAAGCACGCCAAAGAAATGATGAAATTCTTGATGTAACAGCACTATTCCATGATATTGGTAAATGCTATTGTTATGAAGATAAAGAAGATGGTAAAAGACGTTTTTCTAATCATGAAGGTCGTTCATTCTTTGAATCACTTTCATGTGTTAGCCGTATGTTTAATGGTGATATTGAAAAAACTATTAAAGTACTTTTTAATGTTGCAAACCATGGTAATCTTTATCGTTCTAAAGGTCTTGAAGATTTTAAACTTAAAATGTCAGTGTTTTCAAAGGAATACGTTACATCACTTATTGCTTTTGTAAAATGTGATTTCATGGGTAGAATAACATTTGATAATAAATCATTTGATCTTTATAATGAAGTTAATAATTTTTATAAAGAACATGATGTTGTAAAAACTAATGTTGATTACGATAGAACTATGTATGTTCTTATTGGTCTTCCTGGTTCAGGTAAGTCTACATTTATACAAGGTACCGATTGTGATGTTATCTCAAGAGATGAATTCATTGAATCAATGGGAGAAGGTGATACTTATAACGAAAAGTTTAATAATGTTGATCAAGAAGAAGTTGATAAAGCTTTTAACAGAGCTTATGTAGACATTCTTAGAGGTGATAATGATGTTATTATCGATAAAACAAATCTTAGTAAAAAATCAAGACGACGTTTTGTTGCTGATGCCAAACAAAGAAACATGAAAAAGGTTGCTATTATTAGTGCTACAAGTATTTCAGAATGTATTGAACGAAATACTACTCGCGATGGTAAAAATATTCCTGATTATGTTATTAGTGGAATGGCTAACCGATTCACTTTTCCTATGGGAGATGAATTCGACGAAGTTAAGATCATGATAAATGATAAAGTTTATGATATGTAACTAATAAACAGCTGTGAACAACTGTTTATTAGTATAAAATAGAAGTTGTTTGAAATACATATTAAATTCATTCAGTGTTAATATTAAGTTAAGAGAAGGATACAAAATATTGCATGTAGGTAGTTAACACAATAAATTATGTATGTTGGTTAAAATAAACATATATAATAAATTAATTAGTAAAACATTTAATGTATATGTTACAGGTGACGTGTCTATATTAGATGAAAAATAATTGGGAATTAATATGAAACCACTTAACTAATTAAGTTATTAAAATAACGAACTTAATCACCAACACATTGAGAGCAGCGGAATGTGTCAGGTGATTTTAATTTAACCGTTGCTAACATAAAGAGGAAATACAAATGTCTGAAACTACAATTGAACAAGAAATTCAGGATAAAGGGCTTAACGCCCACGTCTCACTCCTAGCAACATTAATGCCGTAATTGAAAAAGAACAATATTATGTGTTTGATGACACTACCTTAACTGTGTGTTGTCTGACTCTCAGAAACGGTTTTAATGTAACAGGTGAAAGTACTGTTGCTAGTCTGGAAACCTTTGATGTTGAAATTGGCCGCAAGATTGCCCGTCAAAATGCTCGAGACAAAATTTGGCTACTTGAAGACTATCTACTGAAACAAAAGCTGTTTGAATCTGTATAACTGAATGAACCGCCATTGAATATGTAGGGCGGATTGTTTGATAAATTTAATTGTTGCAGTTAATATTACAATGATGAAAGATATTGTATTATTAGAAAATTATTTATAAAAAGTGAAATAAATGGAAAATTGTGAAAATAATTGTTTACATATTATGTTTTATTAGTTATAATAAAATTAACAAATAAACAAAAAGGTTTAAATTATGAAAGATTTATTTAAAGTTAATAATATTGTTAAAATAAATTGGGATGAATTTGCTAAAGACTTTATCAAAATGTTAACTAATTTTCAAGACGTCATAACCAATTATCGTTTCATGTATTTTATAAGTCTTTGTCTTGCTGAATAGTACTTAAAATAAATTTTGTTTATCTTTTACAGAATTAATATGAAATACACTCAGAACAGTTTTATGAACTATATTATTACCAAAGGACTAATAAAATGAGTAAAAAATTAAACAAGCACATAGTTAAAGAACTAACGGCTTTTACACAGTCATTTTCGAATGCCTACAGCCGAGACTTCGACAATAATTATGAGTTTACAAAACTAGTTGTTGAGAAAACAATAGGTAAGTTAAGTACTGATAATTTATTAATACTTTTTCATGATCATTATGTACATCCACGTTTCTCAGTAGCAGAATACCCAAGTGTACTGATCAAGTATAGATGGGTATCTTTTCGTATTGTAGACAACCGTTTGGTTAGGTATAACAACCAAGGTAGTTCAAAGCAACAGATTGCAAAATTTGCTGCCACACTTACTAAAGTAATTAACAATATGAATATAACCAACCTTCGCGAAGCAATAGCAATGTTAGACGCACGCGAGTAATAAGCAAAATGAAAAATAAAAAATATGAAACAGATGATGACCATGAAGTGGGTATCCACACTGAACATGGGATGAAGAGCGACTCGAAATGGAGCTAGTATAATGAAAAGTATATTTATCACATACGAAGATGTTAAAAGTGTGTCAATGTCGGAAATGCCGCTATTTCTTGCAGCAATAGGACTAGCTCCTAGTCTTGATTATACCTTCAAATTTACAACAGCAGGTGTTTATGTAAAGATAATAGAATGAAAAGATAATTACAAAGTCAGAATGAAGAGTTAATATTATGGGTGTATGAGAAAGAATTCACCTGATGTATCAAAATCGTAGTTTTAGACCTGAAGTTTTTCTTCCCGCGGGAGTTAACCAAGTATGTATAACATACACATACACATACTGGATAACATCCACCAGAGAAATTTTGCAAAGTTAAATCTATTAAGAAACTAAGATCACATAAAAATGAATTTGTGTGATAAAGTAGCGAAATGTTTGATAAAAAATTTTATAAGATGTACTCAAATTCGTGAGAAGGTGTATTGTTAATTTGTACCGATACCTTTGTTTCGATTCATGAGATTATGTGTTACTTTTTGTGATTAACGAGTCTGATAAGAATTATTTTCCAAGCCCACCTATAAATGAAAACGAAACGCCATTAAAAATTCCAAAGCTAAGAGGAATAAAAGTACACAAGATTAATAAAACAGTTATAGATAGGACACATTGAGTGTCAAGCTATTTTTATTAAAGAATTTTTAAACAAGTTAAATGAAAATTTCGATGATCTGCCGAAACCTAAGTATAACGAGAATATAATGAATATTACAACATCAAGAATAATCCCAGACACGAGAGATTTGGTACAAGAACATCTATTTAACCCTATTTTAAACAAGACACAAAACGTAGATCATTAAATAGAAAATTGTGAAAATAATTGTTTACATATTATGTTTTTATAGTTATAATAGAATTAACAAATAAACAAAACAGTTAAAATTAATTGGATGGATGGATAGAATCCAACAAAATCACTAAAGAAACAAGATGGAGGAGAATTCATAAGACTGCTTTATGAAGTTAGAGCAAGTATAAATTTTAATATAGACCTAATGTTAAAGGAATAAGAAAATGAGAGAGTTAAAATTTAGAGCATGGGATAAGGTAAATAAAAAGTGGATAAAATCCCATTACAATCAAAACCAATTTATCCCAATTGATTTGGATAATGATGTTTTAATTGAGGTTGTACATGATGATGTTAGCGCTGAAGGTGTCGTGTATAAATCATGGAACAGAAAAGAAGTTGAAATTATGCAGTTCACAGGATTGTACGATAAGGATGGAACTGAGATTTATGAAGGTGACTTGATTGAGCTATTTGTGAATAAGAAAGGTGCAGTAATGGTTGAATTTGTAAATGATTTTGTAGGTGGTTGGGTGCTAACACATGAATCAATTGATCAAGTCATATCCCTTGGCGTCAGAAAGAAAAGTGAACTTAAAGTTATTGGCAACATCCATGAAAACCCTGAATTAATGGTGTTATTAAAATGACAAAAACAGAATTAATTACTAAACAACAGTTAAAACACAATAATAGTTATTAAAGTAATACAAGATGAAGTATGAAGTAATCTTTATCCAGTTGAACAATGGAGTACTGAAGATTATGAATTCCCTCGTATATCTATGGTGGCAATTACACAGGCTTTATGGATTATAGATAATTATAGATAACCAAAGAGGTAATTAAAAAATGTTTAACCTTATTACAATTAACTTAGATTTTTTATTGATGGTTTACCTAGTCGGTATTCCAACTTTTCTTTTATTATTACTACTAGTTACAGCAAAGATATCTAAGGATAACCCAATCCCAGATAGACTGCTGGTATATTCTATCGCGTGACTACTAGTTATAACGCACATTGTTATTGGAATGACTGTCGATTTTTTTAATAGTTGAAAAATTAGTACCAAAGGATTAATAAAATAATGTATAAACATTTAGAAAATTAATTACAAATAAATGGAATATTGAAATGGAAAATAAGAAGTTTGAATTAGGTCAAATAATTTACGGTGTCTGCTTCACCCTGAAGACAAAGACAATTGGTGGATAACTCACTATGTAGGAGTTGAAAACAATGACCGAATACTTACAAGTACTAGTTATTTGAGTGTTATTAAAGGAGAAAACTATCTAAGTTGGGTGCTGCGTTATTAATAGATGAATACCATGGAATGTTAAATAAGAATAAAATAAAGACCTATTATAGACTTCGGATGAATAGACCGTATAAACAAATGAATATTGAAATGGAAAATAAGAAGTTTAAAGTTTGAGATATCATATATGTGGCTGTCATTCCAATAACAATGTGCGTTGGAGTTACTTCATCTCCGTAGAGGACTTTCATAAAATGATCAAAGAGTTTTAGTACTGTTTTAGTACTGTTTTAGTACTGTTTTAGTACTGTTTTAGTACTGTTTTAGTACTGTTGTATTTTATATATTAAAAAGAGAAGTCAAATGAAAGAATACATTGATAAAAGTATGATTTACACAGATTTAATGAAGCTAACAGAAGATTCAGAAGCTTTTTATTTTGTTGACCAGTTATTAGATAATACAATTTATCGAATTTTCTTATATCGATTAGCATCTTATACAGATTTTTGTCAAAAAAGTGCATTAGAATCTAGTGGTATTATGTTCAAAATTGATGACAATGATAATGCAATCAAATTAGTTTGTGTACCTCCACATAAGTTTTTTAACTTACATGAAAACCCATTCACAATGGATATCGACCATCGCAGTGTAACTAATGCTTTTGTAAAAGAAGATGGTTCATTAATTAGTACATTCATGCATAACGATGAATTACGATTAAAAACCAAAGGTTCTTTATCGTCATCTCAAGCTATTGATGCTATGACATGGTTAGATAAACCTGAAAATTCAGAAATGAAAGGTTTATTAACGTACTTAACAAATAAAGGTATTACAGTTAATTTAGAATGGACTTCACCTAATAATCGTATCGTGTTAGAGTACTCAAAATCTGCATTAATTATTCTTAATATGCGTTATAATAATAATGGTATATACATTAGTTATATGAATCAGTTCATGGTTAAAGATGATTTAAACTTTTATAAAGATAAATCACTTGATGAATTACGTGCTGCTAAATGTATCGAAGGTTGGGTATGTCGCACCAAAGATGGACAATTATTTAAGTTAAAAACTGATTGGTATGTACATTTACATCACACTAAAAATAGCATTAACTCAAGCAAACATTTGTTTCACAATGTTATTAATGAAACAAGTGATGATTTGAAACAATTATTTGTAACTGATACTGATGCAATTTCTCGCATTTTAATTATGGAAGATATTGTTGAAAAAGAGTACAATCATAACTGCACTTTAATAGATAATTACATCATAGAAAATAAACTGTTGAATAAAAAAGATTATGCTATCAAAGGTCAAAAAGAATTACCTAAAATGTTGTTCAGTGTAGCCATGTCAAAATACAATAATGGTAAGTTATCCGTTAAAGATATTATGATAAAGAATTATCGTGTTTATACAGATATGTATGAAGCTAAATTAGATGAAAAATATGAGTAATTTATTATAAAATAATTCATAAAAAATTGACAATTTTAAGACAGTTGTGATATAATATAACTATCTTATCAAAAAAGGAATGAATATGTTTAAAAAATATCCAAGTTTGGAAAACCATTATAGACAAAAGTTTATCGATAAAATCAGAGTTTGTCCAGAATTTAGCTCAACTGAAACTGTATTTATTGTCACAGAAAAAATTCATGGTGCAAACTTTCAGTTTAATGTTAGTGATGACGGTATAAGAATCGGCTCAAGAAATAACTTTGTTGATGGTACATTTTATAACTGTCAATCAGTAATCGATAAGTACAACAAAAGTGCAGAAATCATTTTTGAATACTTGAAAAATACACGTAATGCAAAATCAATTATCATATATGGTGAATTATTTGGAGGTGTATTACAAGGTAAATCAGAACATGAAGCTAAGATTATTCAAGGTGGAATACAATATATTTCATTTAATGATTTTTTGGTGTTTGATATTTTCATTCGTACTGAAACTGATGAATTTTTCATGTCATTTTATGATGTCATTAATATTTTCCAGGACTTCGCGAGAAGTGATGACAAGAAAAATCAATTCAGAACAGTACCTTACTTCACAATGAATACATTAGATGAGTGTTTAAAATACCCTAATGATGGGAATAGTAAGATTCCTGCGTATTATGGGTATGAATTACCTAATAATATTGAAAACATTATGGAAGGTATTGTTATTAGACCATTTGAAAAAGACATTTATTTAAGTAATGGTTCAAGAGTAATCATTAAATCTAAAAATGAAAAATGGTCTGAAAAACAAAAAGTTAAAAAACCTAAGTATGAATTTACTCATCCATTACAACCATTAATTTTAGAATATATTAATGTTAATAGATTGAATGCTGTCTTATCTAAAATTGGTGGAATCGAATCATTATCAATTAAAGATTTTGGAAAAGTATTGAGTTTATATTCTAAAGATGTTTTAGGAGATTGTATTAAAGATGAAGTATTACCACAAGATTATAATAAAAATGTAGAATTAAAACATTTAAATAGTTGGTTGAACAAACAAGTTAAAAATTTATTAATGAGCAAATTTGCTACTAAAGTATAAAGGAAATAATATGACGTGTATTGTAGGTGTAGAATTCGGTGACAAAGCAGTGATTGCTGGTGATTTTTTAGGTAGTAATGGCCACACAAAAAATATTAATATGCAATCTAAAGTATTTGAACATTCAGGAATGATTTTTGGTTATACATCATCATTTAGATTTGGCCAAGTTTTAGAATGTATGTTAGATGATAATACATTATATCCACCAACAAATTCAAATGATACTTATTCATGGTTAATTAGAAATTTTATTCCAAAATTAAAGAAAACATTAGAAGAAAATGATTGTAATGCAGGTGTTGCCTTAATATGTATTAATAATCAAATTTGGCAATTACATTCAGATTTTTCAGTATTACGTAATGAAAATGGTGTTAGTTCAGTTGGTTCTGGCGAATATCATGCTAGTGCTGCTATTGCTGCAATATTTAATTTTGATAAATCAAAGAAAGAAAAATTCGATAATAAAATTCTTGAAATTGCATATAAAGTTACATCTGATATGGTTACATCAGTATCAAATAAATATAATTACATATTAGGTTAGTAAAAATTTACATTTTTATATTACATAAAATATCTATAGTACATACAAAAATAGTACTGTTATTTTAATGTATGCTGATAGTTCTTAAAAAACAAATAAAGGAAATAATATGTACTTATATATCTATTGGAATGGTATTAAAAATAAAGAAAAGTTTAATATTGTTTATGTTAATGGTGTCACTTTAAATGATACATTAAAAACTTCAGTTTTTAAATTATTTGATGATATTCAACAAAAACCAAAGATACATTTATGTTAGGATTAATAAATTGAAACAATGTGTATTAAAAATTTAAAAATGTCATTCATATTAGTTATTATCAATAATACTGTTTGTTTACAACAGCTGAAATGAATCATATAAGTTGTCGTAAGAAATTTATGAATTATTTGTGAAAATAATTGTTTACATATTATGTTTTTATTGTTATAATAAATATAAATTAATATAAACACAGGTTAATACTATGGTTACTGAATTATTACGGAACAACATGAAATTTACAAAGTGCTTATTTTTCGTTTGTATTCCATTAGGATGTTTATTATTTGTGGTATTCACTAATAGTTTTGGTAATGTTATACATGATTCTAATATACCTTATACTGATTTCAGACCTGTACAAAATGAAAAAGTGTATATATTGACAATAGAAGAAAGGATCAAATTTATTAATTTTGAACGTGATTTACGCTGTTTAGTAGAAGCAGTATATTATGAATCACGTGGTACACATAATAAAGAAGCTTATCTTGGTGTAATGGATTCAATTATTAATCGATCTAATTATAAGCATTTATGGAGTAATACTATTTGTGGAGTTATTGCAGATAAAATGCAATATTCATATAGAAATAACGGTAAAGTGAATTATAATTTATATCAGCCAGAAGATTATCAGTCATACCAAGAAATATCTAAATTTGTAGCGAATAAGTATTACAATTATTTGATTGGTGAATATACACCATCTGAAGTATTTTATTATTACAATCCTAACAAAGTAAAATCAAAACCATCATGGGTAGATAACAAATACTTCTTATATGAAGCTGGTGGACATAAACATTATTCATGGCATAAAAACGCATAAAGGAAAAGAAATGATAGAATATAAAGTTCAATTAGAATCAAGAGAAGGTCATTTATTAGAACTAAATGTACATGCGTGCAATGATGATATTGCTATTGCAAAAGCATTAGATAAAATTAAGTTCAATGGATGGGAACATTACGGGTATGAATTAAAACAGTTAACGAGATTAAAATGAAAATATCATATATAAGTGATATACATTTAGATTTTTGGATTAAAGAGAATGGTAATAAAATTGATAAATTTAAGCGTTGTCTTGATAATTTTATTAAGAAATATGATTTTAACTTGTATTCAAATATATTAATAATTGCTGGTGATTTAGGCCATCATTTTTATCAAGATACACGATTATTATTAGCATTAAAAGAGTATAATGATGAAATTGTAATTGTTTCAGGGAACCATGACTACTATCTTATTAACAATAAAATCAGAAATAAGCACGATTTTTCCTCATTTAAACGTATAGAAGAGATGAAAGATTTTTGTAAAAATAATTCAATTCATTACTTAGATGGTGACATTATTAATATAAATGGTGTTAAAATTGGTGGATTAGGAATGTCATGGGATAAATCTTATTATGAATTCATGGAACAATCCGAAGCTACTGATAGTGAAGTATATCAATTATACACAGAAGTCATGAACGATGCACATTTAATATTAGACAATAGGGAGCCTGGACAATTGTTTGATCCTTTTGACCATTTTGCTCAAGAATATAAAAAATTACAAAAAATTAATAATGTTGATATCATGGTAACACATTATTCACCTATTGTTCCTGATAGTTTACCACCTCAATTTAATAATAAAATATCAACATTTTATTATTTTAATGGTTTAAATGATATTAAACGAATCAAGCCTAAGTATTGGATTTTCGGACATACTCATGATTATTATGATTTTAATAAAGAAGGCACCCGATTTTTATGTAACCCATTAGGTTATCCTATGGAAGTTTTATATCCTTCATTAAAAGTGTTCGATTTTGGTTAAGTTAAGTGGTTAAGTTAAGTGGTTAAGTTAAGTGGTTAAGTTAAGTGGTTAAGTTAAGTGACAAAGAAGTACAAGATATACTTAAGAAGAAGTATAATAAAGGATATACTGTGAAGATTAAAGCTGATATATTACGTGCTGATATTAAAAACATGAAAAGGGTGAATAATTCAGACGCATATATAAAAGAACTTAAAATAGAGTTGTATAATTTAGAGAAAAAATACGCTGAGTATTTTATATAAAGGAGACGTAATGTTTAATAGAAAGAAAAATATCACATTAGTTAATAAAATTACTGATGATAATATTATTAAGACAAGTTTATATAAAACAAATGGTAAAACATTCAAGTTATTATGTGATGCACGTAAAGCTGGTGCAACTATTGGAATTAATGCAAATTATTCATTATCATTATTAACAGATAATGGGTTTGTTTTATTATTTGATAATAGACAATTAAATATTAATGAAATTAAGTTCGATAATAATCAAATTGATAAAATTAATAATCAAATTGATGAAGGTTTTGAATATTTTAGAGTCGTTGCTGACACACTATAAATAAAGTAAAAAGGAGAAATGAATGAATCAAAGAGTATATTTTAATAGTACAGAATGTACATCAAAGTACGACTATATTTTAGTTAAAGCAGATACATTAGAAAAGGAAGAAGTATCATCTGGTGGAATTGTAATTGCAGTAGAACGTAGTTCTATTGAACGACCAACATCTGGAACAGTAATTAGTGTTGGTGAAGATGTTACTGATATTGATGTTGGTAGTGTTGTAGTGTGGCCAATGACAGATGGTTTAGATATTGAATTCAATGATGGCACATTTATTTTATTACGGGCAGAATCAATCGTATGTGTTAAAAAGTAATATGGATTTTTCACAAAAAGCACAAAGTGTAGCTGATAAAATGAATAATTTGACCAGTAAGCTTGATTTATCGGAAGAATTATTAGTTCAGTCAGATGACATTGTTGATTATGTAGAAGGTACTACTAAAGATATTACATTATCTAGTGATACTAATTATGCAGATATTATGAATCTTGAGATTATGACTGATGATTTTAAATTTGTTAGAGAATCACTGAAAGAAATCACTAAAAATGCTAGAAAAGTACAAAATTTGATAACATTGGATTTATTATCAGATGAATCCGACAAAAATGAAAATAGACCAAGTCTTATAATGTCATTTTCAGAACTAAGTAAAGCAATTACTGATGCTCAAAAATTATATGTACAATCGTATAAGGAAATGAGTACAACTTTGCTTAACTTAGACAAAATTAAGAAAAATAAACAGGATGAAGGTCCTACCACAGTTAATAATACACTGAATATTAACAGTCATGAATCACTAAATACAGCAGATTTTATTAAACAATTAAAGGAGTGTAGATAAATGTATATTGCAACAAAAGAGTTTCAATTAGAAAATAAATCAATTAAGGAAGGTCAAGAAGTTTGCAACCCTTCAGAACGTTTAATTAGTTTAGGCTTGGTAATTAAAATTAAAGAACAAGAACAAATTTTAATGGACGAATCATCAGCTGTAACAACTGCATCTGAAGATGAAGCACTTAATGAACAAGAAAATGAACAAGAAAATGAACAAGAAAATGAACAAGAAAATGAACAAGAACAAGTTCTAGAAGAAAGTAAGAAAGTAAGAAAAAAAAGAATATTTTAATTTTATAATATTTTTAATAAAAGGAGTATAAAGTAAACTCCTTTTATGCTATATCAATTGGTGCAGGATCAGTCCATTTATTGCGTAGTTCTTCATTTAATAATTCTATTTCTTGTTGAGCTTGTTGTTGAATATTTTCATAATTGATTCGTGCTCCACCTACCAATGTTTGGTCATACTTACCAACGTTAGAACCCCATAATAATTTAGTTTTTGCAATAGCATAAGCTTTAATCCATTCGTGATTATACACTAAATCATATGATTCATCAGCGATATATTCATATTCGTAATAAATTAATGCAGGACCTTTATAGTTTTCCAGTACTTGTAATTTCTTAGACAAATGATTAAAATTATGTGCAATATCATCTGCAAAAAACTTATCTAAAATAGCTTTAGTAGAACTAATTGCAATAATACTTGGAATAATATCACCTGTTAATGAACCTGAGAAAAACTGTTTAGACCACAAATCAGGTACATAACCAGCACCATAGTTAGCACTGAAATTAGTAATGTTACTTGTACTACCTTTCGATAATTGTTTCAAATTAGTCATTGTATCAGGCATATTATATGTATTCATTCCATTAATTTGAACAAGAACAGTACCTTCTAATGTACCATACGCATATTCAGTAAACTTTTGAATTGTATCATCGATAATCTGATCATATTGAAAATCAGTTACTTCGACTCTAATTAATGGTTCACCAAGCATAGATTTTATATAATTGACTAATGCTGCTTTAGATGTAATTCTCATGATTTTTCCTTTGATTATTTAGTATTATTTATAAATAAAGTATGTATAAAAATGTAAAACAGGGGTGGTATAAATTAATATCACCACAAAAGTTCGTAAAACCAGTAGATGAGCATATGAAGTCTTATAAAGACGGTCACGTCAATTATAAGTCAAGCTTAGAATTTAAAGCTATTAAGTACGCTGATTGGAATAAACATATAGTCGCTTGGTCATTAGAACCATTTGCTATTAAGTATATAAAGCCAACAGATGGTAAGTATCATAGATATTATATTGATTTGTTTTTAGAATTTTCATCTGGTGATAAATTTTTAGTCGAAATTAAACCTAAATCACAAACTAAACCACCTAGAAAACCATCAAAGAAAACCACTAAAGCTAAAATGAACTATGAAAATGCATTAATGACGTATCATATTAATTTAGCCAAATGGGCAGCAGCTGAAAAATATGCAGAAGCTAATGGGTTTAAGTTCATTTGTTTAACTGAAGAACATCTTAAATAATTAATTAAATTGACCCCAAACATCATCTTCTTCTTTATCAACAATAGGTTTTTCAACCTTCTGATTAACTGCTTGAGTTTTGTCCACAGTTGAAACTTGAGGAGTAATCTCCGCTTCAGTATTTTGAGCTAATTCATTACCAATTAATTCATTAAAATACACATCCAATGTTTCATGATCAGTACCAGCTACATCGTAACTAATATCAGTATTTTCAATTTCATGAACAAGTTTAAATTCATACGGTTTACATGTTAATTTGTATATAGATTTTGCATCTTTATATGTGAATAAATTATTAATTCCAGGAACAACGAAGTCTACATGTGAAATTTCCATTACTTTATCATTTGGAAATACAATCAAATTACCTATAATTTTATTAAGTGCAATCATATTATCAAATTCTGATTTAGCAGCAAATAAAGTCACATTAGATGAATTATAATTACCAAACATATTAACATTATAACCATCTTGATCCCAATCTTCTGAATTCTCAGGCATCATATAGATATCATATATTTTAGTATTGTCAGTTTTTAAATGTGAATAATCACCAAAAACAGTATCATCTTTATTGATTTGTTCAGCAATCAAAAATTTAGTTCTTACACCATAAAGGTTAATTACTTCTTCACCCATAGATGTATTTAAACTATATTCTGGTTGGTCATTGAAATTAAAATTCACGTCGTTTATTCCTTTTTATTTTTATTTATAAATAAAATATCTTACTAATTAAAGGATAAAAGAATATGTTATTGAATGAAACTGTACAGTCATTTTTTACTGGACCAACAACATTACAGCTTAGTTCAGAAGTTACTGATAAGAATGTATTAATGGATTTAGAAGCTGATGAAATTTACTCAAATACTGGTTCATTTTTTGATGATAATGGCGGTAATTGTTTGTTTGGTTCAACAGATCAAACGGATATATTATTTCGTCAGAAAGATAAAATAATGAAATATAGACATTTGTCAATGACTCCTGATGTAACTGAAGCAGTAGACGAAATTGTTAATGAAATTATATTTTCTTATGACGATAAGATGCCATTGAAGATAGTTATTAATCAAGAAAACAACAAACTTGTAGAAGCTATTAATGAAAAATTTGTTAAAATATGTAATCTTATTAATATAAAAAGGAATTTATTTTCTATTGTACGACGTGGTTATGTTGATGGTCAGATGATTATGCATTGTGCTTATGACAATAAAAATACAAAAAATGGTATTAAATCAATTAAAATGATTGAACCATCTTTGTTATACTATAACCAAAGTAAAAAAGCATATATGTACATCAGAGATGATAAACATGCCCAATTTACTACACAAATTGATAAGTCTGAACAATACAGTATAGAAGAAATTGTACGTGAAGACTTTGGTTTATATGATGGCAAAATTACATTAAGTTATTTAGATAATGCTATAAAAACTGCTAATATGTTAAAAACATTAGAAGATTTATTAGTACCAATGCGTTTTAGTAGAAGTATTTCAAGACGTATATTCAACGTTGATATTTCTGATTTACCTAATAAGCGTGGTTCGGAAGTTATGAGAGAGCATCAGACTAAATTCAAATATAAGAAGTTCTTTAATAATGAATCTGGTGAAGTTTCTAACCAACAACATATAACATCTATGGTAGAAGATTATTGGTTCGCTAACCGTTCCGGTGGTAAAGGTACGACTGTTGACACATTGGATGAGACTGGTAATTTAGGTGAATTAAATGATATTTTATATTTCTCTAAAAAGTTGTACAGATCATTAAAAATTCCTGTAAGCAGAATTTCAAATAATCCAGAAACTGATCAATCATGGTCTTTTGATGAGACAAGAACAACTAAAGAAGATATGAAATTTTTCATGTTCATATCAAGACTTAGATTAGTTTATTCTTCTATGTTTAAATCTATACTAAAACGTGAAATTATTAGTTGTGGCATTATGAATGAAGAAGAATGGAATAGTATTGAACAAGATATACAGATTCAATTCGTTCAAGAAAATAAATTTATTGAAAAAATGAAATTAGAAGCATTCATTTCTAAAATGGGTATTTACACAAATATACAAGAACATCAAGGTAAATTATTTGCTGTTGAAACAATTCTTCAAGAAATCTTTAAAATGTCTAACGATGAAATAAAAGATGAATTCAAAAAGATCAAAAAAGAAGAAAAAGACCCATTATTCGCTAATTTCTATAAGGAAGATGATAGTTCTAGTTGGTAATTATATTATGTAAAATATAAATAATTTAATAATTCATAGTGACCGTAATGTCTAAAAACTATAACTTTTAGCACTACCAACGTATTTTTAATTAGGTTCGTCCAATTAAATGTCATGTTTTATGAATGCATGAATAAATTACAAATGGTTTTTCTGACTCATTTAAATTAATTATATGATATACAGAAAGTAATGCTAATTCATAAACTTAAAGGAGAATTTTAATATGGCTGAAATGCTTTCGCCAGGTGTATACGTTACGGAAATTGATGATAGTACTATCGTACCTTCAGTATCAAATTCTATCGCTGTATTTTCTGGTCAATTTACAAAAGGTACTGTTGATGAATATAAACTGATTACTTCTGTTTCAGAACTAATCTCTATGTATGGTTACCCAACTGATACTAACTATAATGATTGGTTCCAATGTTATAACTTTTTACAATATGGTAACAAATTACTTATCGCTCGTGCGGCAAATACAAACGGTTCTGTTACACAAACTGGTGATATTGTATTAATTGATGCTGTTCAAACTGGTGGTGATATCTCTGTTGGCATGGTTACTGTTAATGATTTAAGTGTTGGCCAAACGATTACATTCGGCACTGATTCAGAAGTATACGAAATTGTTGCTATTGATCCTGTTGCTCCATCAATTGAAATTGATCGCGGTTTATCAGTTTTATCTTCTGAATCTGTGGTTGCTAATACTACTGTTAATATTTGGACTCAAACTACGAACGGTATTGTTGAAGCTGTTGATGATACAAATATTACACAAGTTACAATTCAAAGTGGAACTTTCCCTGTTGCTAATTCAGCGGTTACAGCTATTAGCGATTATTTACCAAGTGTACAACCTGTTGCTAATGCGTTTGAGTTTACTAATAACTTTACACCGATTTTTACTAACCCGAATTCTAAACTTCAATTTATTGCTAAAAATCCGGGTACTTCTGCAAATAATTTATCTATTTGTGTGGCTGACCCAAGCGCTTTCTTAGCTAATTCAACTGCTCCTGCTAGTCATGTTACACGCTATGCATTTGAAGGTGTTATATTAGATGACTTGTTTGAATATGCTCCAACAGGTACAGAAATTGCTATTGTTATTAAAGAAAATGACACTATTGTAGAACAATATGTTGTTGATTTTGATGAAACTGCAAAAGATTTTAATAACAAATCTACTTACATCGAGAATGTTATTAACGTTTCATCTAACTACATTTATGTTGTAGATAATTCATCTGCTAACACTAATAATATTGCTAATTATGTACTATTATGGGATGAAACTAATTCAACTTATATCGGTAACAACTTAACGTTCGAATATGCTAATGATGCAGGTATCCAAGAAGATGACTTATTAGTTGCATACGAATTATTTAACAACAAAGAAGAAATTGATATTGACATCGTTATAGCTAATGAATTAGATAATGGTGCATCTGTTGCTGCTTTGCTTGATACACGTCAAGACTGTCTTGGTTTCATTGGTCCGCAATATATAGATGTTGTTGGTAAAAAATCAACAAATGCTATTCAAAACTTGTTATCATGGAGAAAAGGTACAGGAACCAATCCTTCTAATACAAACATTAATTACAACAATATGTTCGTAATTAGTTGTGGTAACTATAAATACCAATACGATCGTTATAACGATAAATACCGTTGGATTAATATTGCTGGTGATATCGCTGGTCTACGTGCTGAAACTTCTCAAAACCGTGCATCATGGTGGGCAAGTGCTGGTTTAGAACGTGGCCAAATTAAGAATGTTACTAAACTTGCTTTCAATCCTACACAAGGTCAACGTGATATGCTTTACAAAAATGGTATTAATCCAATTGTTGCATTCCCTGGTCAAGGTACAGTTATGTGGGGTCAAAAAACATTACTTGCTAAGCCTTCATCTTTTGACCGCGCAAACGTTCGTGGATTATTCAATACTCTTGAACGTGCTTTGTCAAAAATGGCTAAATATCAAGTTATGGAATTCAATGATAATTTCACAAGAAATCGCATTATTTCTATGATTAAACCTTACTTAGGCACAGTACAAGCTGGCCGTGGTATAACTGACTTCTTGGTAATTTGTGATGAATCAAATAATACACCCGATGTAATCAGTAGAAATCAACTAATTGTTGATATCTATATTAAACCCGTTTATGTTGCAGAATACATTAATTTACGATTCACAAATGCCGGAACAAATTCATTTGCTGAGGTCATTGGCGGATAATTATTATTAACGTACCAATACTTCCAAATGATAACCGGGTTTCTTAACCCGGTTTTTTATGTCTGAATATAAATAAAATAAATTAAATATAAAGGTCAATATGTTAAGTCCAGGTGTTAATACAACAACAATAGAAAAGGTTAAATACACTCCAAATATCAACAATGAAATTGGATGTTTTGCTGGCCATTTCGAAAAAGGCCCGATTAATGTACCAACTTTTATCACTGATATAAATGAATTCAAATTTATATTTGGCCGTGGAATAAATTATCATCATAATGATTGGTATCAAATATATAATTTCCTTCAATATTCAAATGGTGTATGGGTAACTAGAACTGCAGGTGATACATATTATAATTCTTCTAACATAATAAATTATGATTTTTCAATCAATAATAAATTAGATTATGAAAATACCCAACTCTACTATAACAATAATGTCAATATTATCGCAAAAACACCAGGAGAATGGGGTAACATTTTATCAATTGCAATAGTACATAAAGAAGATTTTGATAACAATGTAACAGTTTATGATAATAAAAAAATAAAAAATATATTTTCATTCTTTGAGGAAAATAATACAGGGATAATCGTCTTTAGAAACAACAAAATAGTCGAAATATTTTATGTGCCTGATACAGAAATTATTATCAATAGCTCGTACATATACTTTAGTACTGATTCAAATAATATACCTTCATTTTATGATAATATGATTATAAAACTTGGTAATGGATACACAGGTGTTCCTACAGGAAGAAATATCGAAGAATCATACAATCTATTTACTAAAGAAGATTATGAAATTGATATAATAATAGGAAATGACAAATCAAATATAGCTGCTATAAATTTAGCTAACTCACGAAAAGATTGTATTGCATTCATAGGTTTACCCAAATCCTTTCACAAAATACTTATCGGCATGGGCTTACCTTTAAGCAATGAAATGAATAAAATCTTCCAATTGTCTAACAAAGTTAGCCCGAGTGAACGATTAACTGATGACTATAAAACAGGATTATTTGATTATTTGAAGTCATTACCATATAGTGAATATGTTCATTTTACATTTGGTATTAAAGAACAATTTGACGGGTTTAGTAATACATACAAATTAGTTAATCTTGCTGGTGATACTGCAGGGTTAAAAGCAGCAGCATCTAAAGATAGACCTTGGGGTATTGGTGCTGGATTAGAAAAAGGTGTCATTTTAAATACTGAAAAAATAATACCAAGAATAGGTAAAATAGATAAGTTAAAAATGTATCAGCACGGCTTTAATATAATAGACAATAATATATTAATGACACAAAAAACATACACAGTAACACCAAGTAAATTTAATAGAATAAATATTAGAAGTCTATTTAATCATATAGAACGATATGTTGAAAATTATGTTAAATCATATGTATTTGATGAATCAACACCTTCAAATAGAAAACAAATAGCTTTAGGAATTAAAAAAATTCTTTTAGAAGCTAAATCAAATAAAGGAATTATTTCAGGTAAGGTTCATTGTTATAATGATAATGGTAATATAAAAGTTGATGTTTTTATTAATCCAACTTCAATAAATGAAACTGTTAATCTTCAAATGATAAATACTGGTAATAATACAATAAGCAATATAATAGGATAAATCATGGAATTCATATCAATAATTGATCTAAAAGAAAAACAACTAAATGAAATAACATTAACAGACAATATTGTTATGGCTACCGAGGACTTTAGCGCACCTGATAGTACGTTTAGAATTAAATATAGCACATTCAAAGACTTAATAACCGAAACATTAAATAGTAGTAACGTTGTTTTAAAAACATCTAAGCAAGCTCTTATTAATGGTGGTGCTTTAACACTGAATGGAAATATTCTATCACTCAATAAAGCTGATTCAACATCAGATACAATTGATTTAGCATTAGATACATATGTTACTAAAACCTCATCTCAGACCCTTTCGGATACTAACGTGTTAAATCTGACTGGTAACATTTTATCACTGAATAAAGGTGATGGTACAGCTGATACAATTGATCTAGGGCTTTATTTAGATGATACTAATCTTTCTAGGATTATAAAAGGTACTTATGATATTAACACAAATGCGTTAATATTCACTAGAGACGATGGTTCAACGTTCAGTGTTGATGCTAGTATGTTTTTCGATGATACTAACTTAGTTACATCTGTAAATAATATGACTGGTAATATAATAATTACGAAAGATACAATTGGATTAGGAAATGTTGATAATACATCAGATCTTAATAAACCATTGTCTACAGCTTCTGTAGATGCACTAGCATTGAAATCATACGTAGGTCATACACATGATTTAGATTATGCGGCAATTGTCCATAGTCATCCTGAGTATTCATTAACAACACATATACATACTGAATATTCTTTACGTGATCACGTTCATACAGAATATTCATTGACTACACATAATCATGATTTAGATTATTCTGCAATTGCACATACACATAATGAATATGCTTTAGTAAGTCATTCGCATAACGCTGATTATTCACCAATTGGACATACACATAATCAGTATTCATTGACTACACATAATCATGATTTATATTATTCTGTAATTACACATACTCATACTGACTATTCATTAACGACTCATACTCATACTGAATATTTAACAAGTGCTGATTTACCTACAGTTATAGATAACTTAACTAGCACATCTATAGTTGATACACTAAGTGCTAATCAAGGTAGAATATTAAAGAACGATATTGATAATCAAATTAGTACACAT